CATCTTTGTCTTCTTGTTGTTCGTGGCGAAATGGACGACGATGACAAAGATGAGTTGCGTAACAGATTCCGTGGCAATATTAGTCGCGCAGGTGCTACCACTGTTATCTCTTCTGATGATGGTGTTGACTTTGTAGATACATCGGCATCTCCCCGTGATGCTGCATATATGCAGATGCGTCAAATCACCAAGGAAGAAATTCTTGCTTCGTTTGGTGTTCCAGAATCAGTTATCGGAAACGCGGCAGGTCGCACCTTTAGTAACGCTTCCGAAGAACTTCGTGTTTTCTGGATGGAGACAATGCTTCCCCACCTTGAGCCATTGGCACGAGGACTTGATGACCTTGATGAGAAGTTCTACATTGACTTTGATACTTCCGAAGTTCCAATTCTTATCGTTGCAAAGCAAGAGCGTGCTCGCTACCTGATGGACGAATTTCAGCAGGGTCTAATCAGCGTGAACGAGTATCGTGACGGAACTGGAAAGAAGAAAGTTGATTCTGAACTTGCAGACAGTCTCCTGCAGAACCCGAACCAGACTCCAATCGCAAACACTGAGAAGGCTTTCAAGCCTGAACAGCAAGTACCTGTTGATACTCCAGTTACTCCAGCAGGTGCTGAAGCAGCATTGCCAACTGGTCCTCCTGGTCTTGGACTCACATCTCCAGAAATGCCAGCCGCTCCTGAAGCACCCGCAAGTCTCGAAAATGTTGCACCACCAGTCAACACACTTTCAGCCGAATCTTTTGACATGGAAACAAAAACAGTCATCCCTCAATACGACGATTGGGATACCAAGGCAGAGCAAGACAGTGACCGATGGACTGAAATTCTTGACCGCGCACTAGAGCGTGTTTATGAACGCCAACAGCGTGTTGTTCTTGAAAAAGCAACAGGTGTAAAAGCCCGCAAAGCCTTGGCTGGCAAGGGAATCGATGCTTCCGCTATCTTTGATATTGATTCTTGGGATAAGCAAATCCAAGAAGACATCATGCCAGTTCTCCGCTCTGTAGCAATTGACGCAGTAAGCCTCATGTCGCAAAAGAATGGCATTCCTTCAGAGGTTAATGAGCAAGAACTCAACGCCATTATTCAAGACCAGACAGACCGTGTCAAAAAGGCTAACGGCACAACAAAGGAAGAAATTGTTGCTGCTTTGTTGATTGTGATGGCTATGAGTGAAGACGAAGACAGGGCTGGAATGCTCCGTGCTGCTCTATCTGCAATCTTTGCAAACTTGATGGGTCGCCGTCGCCGTGTTATTGCCGAGCAAGAAGCACAGACTGCTCATAATGCTGGAGTTTTCCTTAGCGCAGCAAATGACTCAGATTTAACCAAGACATGGATGACTCGTAGGGATTCCAAGGTTCGCAGTGCCCATCTTTTGCTTCAAGGAAAGACCATCGGGCTGAATGAAGGTTTTGCTACCGATGGAGCAAGTCTTAGATTCCCTGGTGACCCTTTGGCTCCGATTGAACTAACAATTAACTGTCGTTGCCGTCTCCGCGTAGGGTGACTTTCAGTAAACTATCTGCTGGACTTTACTTAAAGGTCAGATAAAATAGCAATTGTTCCCATTTTCAATGCTCTTTATGGTTTATTGTATAGAAGAACCCTTGGAGCACTATGAGCGACACCGCACTTTTTTCTGAAACCCTATATAAGTCCATTCCTGGTCAAATTAACATTGACGAAGCGCAAGGCATTGTTGAGTGTTTCGTTGCTGGCATTGGCAATAAGGACTCTGTAGGCGATATTTGCGCCACAGGCTCATTTACTGAAAGCCTCAAGCGCCGCAAGCCTCGCGTTGTCTGGGGACATAACTGGAACGAGCCAATCGGCAAAGTCCTTGATATTTACGAAGTTGCACCAAACGACCCTCGCCTTCCAATGAAGATGAAGCGCGCTGGCATCGGTGGTCTTTACGCTCGTGTTCAATTCAACCTCAAATCCGAGCGTGGTCGCCAAGCATTTGCTGATGTTTCATTCTTTGGCGAAGAACAAGAATGGTCAATCGGATACAAGACTCTCCGTGCAGACTACGACCAAAGCCGTCAGGCAAATGTCCTTAAAGAAGTAGAACTTTACGAAGTTTCCCCAGTTCTTCACGGTGCAAATCAACTTACTGGCACAATTTCTATCAAAACCGATGAAATCAGTGCAGTTAAAGGTCATGGCGAGGACTACCCACGCGGTGAAGACGGTGGTATTCCAGCAGCAAACCCTATGAAGGGACGCGAAGATAATCTTCCTAAAGCACTTGCTACGCGTTTCGGCGGAGCCGTTCGTATGCGTAGTGCCGACAAGAATATTGCCATTTTTGACCATATGAAAGATGGCAAAATGACGACAATGCGTGTTTCTTACCATTTTGATGGTGATGAATTCATGTTCGGCGATGCGGTTCGCGTGAAGCCAGAAACCGTCTATTTGCCCGTTGAAGGCGAAGACGACGACAAGCCAATGATGCCAGAAAATGACAACAAACCAGAAACCCCGTTTGAGGAACAGTACCGAGACGAAATCACTGAAAACCCATCAACTCCACGAGACATTCAGCCAAAAGCATGCCAATGTGGCGGAGCATGTGGTGGAGAAAAAGTAGAAGAACTTAAAGCCGCGCCTCTTGATGCAATCCCTCAAGAGCGTTTCACTGGTGATGTTCTCCGTGGTTACGGACCTCGTCGTGGAAACCTTGAGAAGTTGCTCAGGTACTGGCGTCCAATCATGCGTAAAGAAGGCGGATTCCGTCGTTGCCGTGTGATTTTGGCTGACCACCCAGAACTTTACCCTTTGAACAACATATGTGCTTGGTTGCATCACGAAACCACTGGTCTTTGGCCGAATGAAGGATGTCATCATCCTGGTATGAAAAACTGCCGAAACAAGATTAAAAAAGGCATGAACGGCACCTTGTGGAATGACTCCGAATGGAACGACCGTATGGACAAATTGCGTTCCGCAGGTAAGAGCATGGACGATGGATTTATGTCGGCAGACGACAACGACGAGGATTACCAGAAAATGTCTGCCGAGGATTGGGAAGCCAAGGCGATGATGGAACTAAAGACATATGTTGACCAAGAACCAGAGTTCATTTCCCATATCGGTAAAAACGAAAACTGGGAGCATGTCGGGGACGACGAAGACGGTAAAGAATTTGCTCACCCATTGATGGCTGACGGCAAGGCTGATGGCTGTGGTTGTGGAAACAAGCCAACAGTAACCGTTGCTCCAAGTCCTGAAATGGGAGTCATGATGGCTCTTTCTGCTCTTGAAAAGACAATCAATCAAAGTATTGAACAGAAGGCTGGACGGGTAATCAATAATCGCAATATGGAAAAACTCCGTCAAGCGATGAAACTACTTGAAGATGTTGTAACTGCCGCCACCCCAACTGTTGAAGTGAAAAACGACAATAGTGGAGTAATTAGTGCACCTTTAGAGGAACTTGATGCAATTAAGGCTCATATTCAGCCAATCATTGAGTACCACAACATTAACGCCTCACTGGCTGTTGATGGTATAGAGTTTGCGTTCGTAAGTTCAGAGGCTAAGTCTGCTCTTACGACAGCAATGGAATCGTTTAGTTACGACTTTAATCGTTAAAGGCTGGATAGTTAAATGGGCTATACTGCTAGTAACGGTTTACCGAAAATTTCATACAAATTCCAGTGCGTTGTTTCATCCGAAAAACGGATGCAGCCATGTGCTGGATGTTCAAATCCTCAAGGTTGTCTGACATCAACCATGCATTACAAGGAGTCACTAAAGATGACAGATAACCCAACAGTGGAACTTCTTCCCGACGGTTCAGTAAAGTGTGCAAAAGATTTGCCAATCGCAGAGTGCGGTTATAAGGCAGGCGACAAAGTTTGCGGCAAGTGTGGCGCTACAGCCATTCAAGCAAAATCAGAAGATGCTGAGATTCTCTCAGACATTGAAGATGGCGAATGGGTTACTGCCGACCTTGAGTCCAAGGGTGGAAAAAAGACACCAATCGCAGAGATGGTAGACGAAGACATGGTCGACGCTCCAGAAATCACTGCTGATGCCGACATGGTTGACGACGAGGATGCTGACAGCATGCCTGCAAAGCGCAAGAAGGCTCGCAAGGCTCGTCTCGCTGCTATGGGTGTTAAGTCAGAAGAAATCGACGACGATGCATTCGTTTGTGCCTTTGAGCGCAAAGTTCTTCCTAACTCCGCTCAAGTATGCGCATCATGCCCTGGTGGCTGTGCGTCAGAAGACGGCATGCCATCACTTCTTGAAATTGAAGGCATTGCAATGGACATGTTCTCAGGCAAAGTCCTTGACTCTGGATATGCAGACAAGAA